CTGCCAACGCATTGGCTATTTTTATTTGGTCTTCTTTAATTACTACGCTATTAGTTCCATCGGTAATTTCTATTCCCGTTGTCGATGTATTCCCCGCATCTAACACTTGTTGTAAGTCGGGGGTGGCGGGTGTGGCAAGGTCTGCAATATCCTGCACGGTTGTTTTAACCGTTACACCACCTTGCACAATTGGCACTGGCTCCGTGCCTGCTAACGCACCTGCGGATGTTAAGCCACTTATTTTCTTATCAGCCATTATAGTAGTATTTTATTATCGTTTTCCTGCAACAAGTAAAACCCATCTTCCATAAGTATATATCCCACCACTTGCTCCTCAAAAAACTGTGTGGCAAATATACTATTAAGAGGTAAATTATTGGGCAATTTAGTAACTTGAATTATTTGTCCGCCCACGCTATTGGAAGTAATATCTAACCCTGTGAGTTGACAAAAATTGGCAACTTCATCAATGCCGTAACCAAACTGCAACGCTAAATCATAAACAGATTGTGTTTGCTTAATGTAATAGCTGTTATCGGGTTGCTGTGGTGTGTTCTGTTGCTTTATAGCTGCGGCTATGATGTTCTTCTTAATAAATTCATCATAAGTCAATGTAAGGCCCTCAATTGAGTCGGTTATCGTTATGTTGTTATCCGTACATAGCTTAACCGAATATTGAGCATCACCGTAAAGTTGAACGGCAACATCGTAAATCACTTGTCCATTCTTAACTACGTATTGCATCGACCTCGAAGTTAGTTGAATTGTTATCGCTGAAGTTAACCGTTATTGATGAATACCCATCCTGCGCAAGTTGTGATAGTATCTGTTTCTTTAATTGCAACTGCGCACCACTACTGTTGAGGTAGTTATCAATATTCACACCACAAAGCACGTATTCTTTCCAATCGCCCTGCGCTGAATTGATAATGTCAACAATGTGGTCCTCATCACTATTTCCAATAACGAAATCATTGTTTTCGATTAGTAAATCGTTATTGTTGTTTTGCAAGAAATCTTTAGCCGTTGCCATGTTTAACTTTTGTGTTTTCTAATGTTGTTTTGTTTAAATTTATTACGCTTGCTGCTGCTGAATTAAATGCAGATAAGGAAGCACCACCATCTAAACCACTCAATGCCGTAAACCCTGCCGATATTGCGGCCTTAAACGATGCTATCATTGTATCATATTGTAGCTTTAAATCATCAATTTTTACCAACCCCCCATTCGCATCGCCTGCCAAGTATATTTGGTCAACCTTGCTCACCATGCTAACATAGGCCGTTGCCTGTGATGTTTGTTGTACGATTACAACACTGCCATCTTTAGGTATCAATGTAAATCCCTTATCGGCATCGGCATTGAGCAACACATCAAAGAACTCTGCATCGCCATTTATCGGGGTGCATGTGCAGGTGAACGTAGCCAAATCAATGTCGCTCACCTTGCACGGTACACCCTCGAAAGTTAAATCAGTTATACCGCTTAACGCTTGTATTGCTTGCCTTATGTCCGTTACTTCCTTACTCATAATATTCTACGTTCTAATTCTATTGTCTGCTTGCCACCTGCATCAACACTTACCTCTGTTGTTACTGACTTAATAAGGTACGTACCTTTTCTTTCGGGGAACTTCCAACTGTCAACAATGGCATAATCACCGGGTATCATTTTCGGCTCTAAAAACGTTTTAAAACTGCCATAATAACCTGTGTAATTCGCTTGCTCTAAAAACGAATTGCACTTAACATCCAAATCGGCTTTCGTTCCACCGTATTGAAACACCGTGCGAATATCACCTGTGGGATCACCATAAGTAAACTCCTCACGGTCATTGTTTTTAATCAATATACCTTTGACTTGGACCTTAACATCATCCTTTTTTAGATAGGTCAACTCCATACCATCGTATATCATTTTCTCAAATAGAAACACGGCCGATTGCGCTGTATCTTTATAAAAGGGCAAACCGACCTTTAACACACCATCAATAAAGAACGAATATAAACCGTATTGGTCACGTAATACTTGCAATATCTTACCAATGCTTGCCCCTTGTAACCTAAATTGCCCTAATTCAGCATTGATGGCTTTAAATGGTGTTGAGGTGTTTTCAAGCATCTTTTCTAAAAACGTGCGCAAATTAACTGACTTAAAAGTTAAGTTTGGTGCTATGGCCTGCTTCAACAAAAACATTTCATCTTCGCATAATAATTCAATAGGTACATTGTTGTTAATCTTTGCAATGTAACCTGTGAATATAACGGTTTCGTTTGGGTAATATGCGCCAATGATTGTAACCTTATCGCCCCTGCGCATCAATGCATTTGCGCCCTCGTAAATGTTCTTACTGTTGTATATCACATTACGCGGTAAAGTGATTGATGCCGTTTGTGTTTGTTTATCAAATGAGCGTGTTACCGTTACCTTGTTAACCTTATCAAAGATAAACGTTTGATTGCGGCCATTGCCCTGCTGTTCTAATATTATACGGCAAACTATCCTAAACATTCTTCTTCTCTGCTATGGTGTAATCAACTGTACTTGAACAGTTAAGTTGAAAGTATTGCACATTACGCATCCCTTGTTGCTGTTGCATGTTTAAGCTATCAACAACTATTTTGTTTACTCCTAATATCTCATTCAAAAATCTTGATGTTACATTCAATGCCACAGGAGCCGATGCGTATGCCTTAATCAACCTCGCTTCAACATCGGGATATTCATCGGGGTTTTGTGTTGCCACGTAGCCACGTATAGTTAAGTCAATATCACCTTGCCCGATATACTCCTTAACCGTTCCAACGTGGTCGATTAATTCTGTTTTGATGATATTCTTTACAATAGTTGCATCAATAATAACACCGTTAAGGAATAGGCCAATAGTGCTATCGGGTGTATCATTCGTTATTGCCTGCCCTGCGGGTTTATTGTAGTCAAGCGCACTTGCTGTTTGTACGTATTTGTTTGTAAAGTCATTAAATTCAAACGTAGTATAATTAGGCCGTTCAATGAATAGCGTATCATACACAGGTGTGCCCAATAAACTTGTTGCATCTGGTGGATCTGTTGCGATGTTAAAATTCCTTGCTTCGACTATCGCACGTTGCACCAAAGGAAGCCCGAAGCCCTTTGATAAGGTGCGAAAGTTTGTCTTTGCAGCGGGTGATGGTATGTAGAACTTTAAACTCATTTTGTAGCCATAAGTTGGAAGTCATTAACCGCTTCGATTAACGCTTGTGTGATTGTTTCTTTGATTTGTGTTGCACCCTCTTTGATGTTGGTAGTGTTCAAAACAATATTGCCAAACTCTTTGATTGATATGTTGAAGTTTTGCACTCCCCTACTTTCAACAACGGATGTCGAAGTACCGCCTTTTGCTTTGGCTGTTTCAGTTGTTGCAGCACCCATTCCTTTGGCTGCCGTTTGTGTTGTCGTGACAGGTGTTTTAAGTAATTGCATTTGATTTTTAACGGCTTCAAAACCGCCTTTAATCACTGCTTGCCTTCTAATAAAATCAGTTAAATCTATTGCACCACTCGAAAGCATAGCTTTATTTGCTTCCGACATTTTAATCAATTGGCGCAATTGCTCTGCTGCTTGTGTATATGTTTGCGCAGGTTTTTCGCTAAACATAGCATCGGTAAACTTTTGAAAACTTTTTACTAATGAATAAGATTTTGACTCAAAAAATGACTCATACCATGTAAATTGTTGAGCATTGTATTTTGTAAAATTCTCAACCATTGAATTGCCTACCTTAAAACTATTTGCAAGGTAACCAACTAATCTATTTGCAAATGATACCGTTCCCGCAATTATCCCTGTTTGGCTTTTACCAATGTTTACTTTTAACTGCTCCCAACTATCACCAAGCATTGATATTTGACCGCCTGTTGTTTTGCTTTGCTCTGCCATCATGTTAAAGAACATGCCGCCCTCTGTGGTCATTGATTGAAACGCTTTCTCAACCTCTTTAAATCCAACCTTGCCATCTTCAACAAGTTTCATCACCTCGCCATCGGTAACATTGAATTGTTTAGCTAATTCTTTAACGATAGGAATACCACGCCCTGTAAACTGCATAATATCTTTTGAGAACGCTCGCCCTTGTGTTTTAAGCGTTCCGTATAGGTATGCAATATCGGCAAATGGTATCTTTAACGCACTTGCCACATCACCCAGCATGCGTATGTTCTTAACAACACTTCCCGCGCTAAAGCCATAAGCCAACAATTGCTTTGTGGCATCTTGTACCTCAACTAAACTAAACGGTGTTGTTTTGGCTGTTTCTACTAATTGATTTTCCAAGGCCTTTGCCGCTTGCGCATTGCCTTTCATCAATGTTCTTAACGA